ACTCTCATTCATTATTCCACGACTTATCTCCAATAATGACTCATTCAATATCTCTAACATCTCTCTCTTTACTGATTCCGACATTCCATTTCGTGTTACAAATTCTTCGATCTTTGACATCATACTCATCATTCTTATTTTTACACAATTTTTTCTAAAATTTTTTTTTTTTTGTTATTTTTACTTAATTTTAAAAAAATAATTATTTATTCAATATATATATATAAATTTTATAAATAAGTTTTTTCTATAAAATATAAAACTTAAATTAATAATATAATATCAATTTTACAAAATATAATGTTATATTAATTTTAGTTTTTTTTTAAAACTTTATCATTAATAAAAAAAAATTAATAAATAAAAAAAAAATAAAAAAAAAAATATTTATAAATAATTATAATAAAATGACACAAACAAATGTTTTAAATGTTGGAACACTGAAAGAAGAATTGGTAGATGAATTAAATAATAATTTTGGTGATATAAATCTACCTTCAAGAGATGAACTTGGACGTTCCGCACAATATTATTTTGGAGATTTTTATCCAAGAGAAGATGAATTTGGACCACTAAATGGTCCTGCTGGTTGTAATTGTTATGGAATAAATTGTGCTAAAAATATTAGTGTAATAAATACTGTTCCAGTTAAAAATAAAATTAATATCAGTAAAGGAGAAGATTATTATTATCAAGAAACTGGTATACTTCATAATGATAAAATAGGTTTAGAGAAAGCAGATTTTGCTAATGTATATAAAAGTGCTCAGCAATATTGTGTGAATAATAGTATTTCTGAAAATAAAAGAATGTCAGCAATAGGAGAAAAATCATCACTTGATAGAATAGATAATCATATGATATTACTTGTTACTGATAATGAAAAAACTTTTACAACATCAAATCCTCTTTCTCCTGTTTCTACTTACACAACAAAACGTGTAACACAAAGATTATGTGATTCCTCAATAAGAATTGATGCAGATTGGCATCATGCGGTGTATGCTGATGGAATTACAGGCCACCGCTGCCGTTTATTCTTTAATGTAACAAATATAGAATCAGGCGGTAAATGTTATATTGGATTATTAGAACAATATTATACATTTTTAACAGTTACAGAATTAAAAGTTTATAATACGAGGGCGGAACTAGATAGTATCGCAGAAAACGAGATTGGAGTTTTTTATGATAAATTAAACAATGTAGTAAAAATGAAAGCTAACAAATATAAGTATACTATTAATGGTGATGTTACAAAAGATTCAAGATTTGTTCAAGAACATGGAAATAAAGTAAACGCTACAATCATCTTTTTAGAACAAATTGTTAATTTTGATATTACAGTAAGACCTGTAAGATTAACAGAAGAACATGTAACCAATGATTCTCCTAGAACAGCAGATGCTTATATACAAAGTGATGATCCAGTTTTTTATGGATCAACTATACTAACCGAGGGAGTTTTACTAGATACTACATCTGATATAGTTATATTACCTGATGACTCCACAATTTATGACTTTGTTTTATATAGTCCAAGTGCTAGATATCCATCAGAAGAAATTCTAACATTTCCTTATGGGTACGGTCCAGATGAAATAGCTACTATTCCAAGAAGATATGTTTCTAATATTGTAGGTTTTTATAGAGGTGCACAATTTTTACGATTTAAATTATATGGTGATAGTTTGTTAGGTGCAACTACTTTAGTAAATGGCCCAGATTGGAATGCAGTTGCATGGGTTTATTGTAATGATGTTGGTGGTACCAGTAGTCCTACTACATCACCTTTTGGATTAAGTACTGGTCTTAACATGAACTTTTTTAATCCTTTATTCACTTGTCCACTTCGTAATTCCCCAGAGTCAATTCAAGGATCATATAAAGTATTTAATGGTAAGGTTGTATCACATGAACTCTGCCACGTGCTGCAATATGCTAATCAAGGATTAACAATGAGAGTTAATAGTTTAACTCATCCATGTCCAATAGTAAACTATTTTAGAGATTTTGAAAATAATAATGATGAACATGATGAACATGACCATGACATAAAAGGACGTCCAGAACCATTATTACATGAATATTTAAAATCAAAAGGTATAAATTATAAACCAAATAATGATCCTAATAAATATAATAAACTTAATAAAAATAATAAAAATAATGAATTAATATCTGAAATACGAGGTTATGTCGGTCTTGAAAGACAAGCTACTTCCTGTGAAAAACAAAATGATTTTAATTGTAGTAATACTTCTACTGGATTTAGATATTATAGTTGTTACACAACAAATTATTATCTTCTTAATGGTCAAGATCCAACTGCTGTTTCTCCAAGTGTAACATATGATTATACTCCATTTTTTCATTATATTGAATCAAAATTAAATGATAAATATATAGAGAATAATGGTAAAGATCCTGAACATAGATTATTAGAAAGTTATTTATATACTTATACTTATAATAAAGATGTAAAATTATATACTGAACTAGGAGTATTTCTTCCTTCCGAACAAAGAGTATCTTGTGCTGAAAAATTAAAAAAAATTATTGAAATTTCACATCAAGTTTTTAATCCATTTTTCTATGTAAACTATCAAAGAGTTTGGAATGAGATCGCAGGGTTTAATGCTTATGATATATTAAATGCTGCCTGGCAAGACATTGGTGGTTATAATCAAGAATTAAAACATTATTATCATGAAATGGCAATTGCTGTTATTATGTGCTATAATAAAAATGATAGATTTGATATTCCTTCAGAGTATAAATTTGATTATAGTACATTAGAATTCGAAAAAGACAATGGTGGTGATTTTGCTAGATTACCTGAGAATGAACAACTAACTAGAGTTAATACATATCTTAAAGATGTATTAAAAGATCTTCCTGAAGATTGGGCAGATACTATTTCTTTTGAAGATAAAGCACAACTTTGTAAAGATAATTTAAATGTTATTTTAGGAAGACATTATAATGATAATATTCATAAATTTAGATATAATAAATGTAGATTTTATGATAGTACACCTCTAGGTTTTTTACAATACTCTGATTTAATTCAAAGTGATGAACTAATTCCTATTCCAATTAATTCTTATGGGACAAGATCAATAATGAATTATATATATAGTCCTCTAGATGGTCTATCATTTACAGAACATTTTGTTAATAAATTAACAATTAATTTTAGTGCACCTGATAATGCTGGTTTGAAAGTGTCAATATTTAAATATAATAGTAAAACTGATGCAAATATACAATTAATTAATCCTAATGGAAGTGATTTAGAAGAATTAGGCAAAGATTCTAATTTTGAAATAAGAACAATATATTTAGATAATGGATATAAAGATATGGATAATGAAATAACTATAACTGATGATGATGAAACAAAAGATATTTATTATGTTGTAATTACACTCATTTCAGATTTAGGTGTTGATGGAGAAGTAAGAATTAACCCACATTTGGTAGAATCACGTCAATTACCACCACCGACATCATAAACTGATTGACTAAATTTATATATCATATCTCATACAAATTCCTTGTTTATTATAATTACATTTTTTATAAAAACTTTCTAATTCTTCTTTACAATCTAAAATTATTTTATAACAATTCTTACTTTCTGCAATACCCATACAATGATTTATTAATTTTTTTGCTATTCTTTTTCCATTATATTCTTTTTTTACTACTAAATCTTCTATATGTCCAACACATTTACCATTGTGTATTAATTTTTGCTCTATTAATAATGTAATAACTCCAACTGGTACATTATCTTCTAAATATACAAATATTTGATGATTTTCATTTAAATTATTTAATATTTTTATATAATTCTTATATGGTATTATTGGTGCATTAGTTAATTCACTCAATATACCAAATATATCTTTATAATGTTCTAAATTTAAATTTTGTATCATTACTTAATTAAATTTATTTATTTTTTAATTATAAAATCTAAAATAGAATTTATATCATTTATATTATATATTTTATGCCCTATTACATATTCATGATTTAATAACCCATAATCATTACCATCCTTTTCGTATTTATCACCAAAATAATGTATTTCTTTATATTTATTATTATCTATAAAATTCATAACTTGTTTTTTATCATATTCGTTTGGATATATTGCTATTCCTACACTACCACCATAAACAATATATAATTTATTGTATATATCTAATTCTAATGCTTTATTTTGCAATATTTCTAATAATTTTTTACGATATTCATTTTTTTTATCTAATTTCATAAATATTTCTCTTTCTTTGTCATTTGCAGTTAAACCTACTAATGAAATATAAATAATACCAGTACGTAAATCAATAAAATGACCACTTAATTCATAATCAACTTCTGATAAATACTTTAATGCTAATTTTATTAAAATATTTATATTTGAATATAATTTATGTTCTCTTATATTTTTTTCATATATAACTTTATTATTAATATGTAAAACACAACCACATTCACTAAAATAATAATTAAAATTAACTAATGTTTCATTGGTTTTTTTATCTGTGAATTGTTCTAAAATTTTGGAATATTTACCTCCACCTACTACACCGATTTCATTATTTTGTTTTAATTTATTTAATAATTTTGCAGTTTCTATTGATACTCTTTTACCGGATTCTGTCAATGTTCCATCTACATCAAACAAATATAAATTTTTATACATTTTATATATATATTATTAATTTATAATAATTTTTTTATAATTTACGTGTTTAGAAAATGAATTTTATTATTATTAATTCTTTTATACTTTAAAATTATAATGAAAACATGTGTATTAATTTTAGCTGGTGGATTAGGTAAAAGAATGAATTCTGAATTACCCAAAGTTCTACATAAACTTAAAGATAAACCATTGTTAAAACATGTTATTGATACTGCAAAAGATTTGAATCTAGATAAAATTGGTGTAGTTGTAGGTAAATTTAAACCAATTATTCAAGAAACTATTAATGATGAATCTATTGAATATATTTTACAAAAAAATGCATTAGGTACTGGACACGCGGTTATTTGCGCTGAAAATTTTATAAAAGATTATGATAAAGTTTTAATTTTATCTGGTGATGTTCCTCTAATTACTTTAGAAACTTTACAAAAATTAATTAACAATGATAAATCATCAATACTTGTTAATGAATTAGATGAACCAAATGGATATGGTAGAGTAATTATTGAAGAAAATCATAAAGGTAAAAAAATTTCAATAATAGAAGATAAAGATTGCACAGATGAAGAAAAACAAATAAAATTAATTAATTCAGGTATTTATTGTTTTGTTGTTAAACAATTAATAGAATACTTGAAATTAATTAATAATGATAATGCTCAAAAAGAATATTATTTAACAGATGTAGTTAAACATTATAATGAAATAAATGTTATAAAAAGTAATAATTTAATAGAAATACAAGGAGTAAATAATTCAGAACAATTAAAAGAATTAGAAAATTATAATAAAAATATTTTAATTTGCTTTGGAACAAGACCTGAATATATAAAAGTTAAATCATTAATTGATAATTTACCAAACATAAAAACATGTTTTACTGGACAACATAAAGATTTATTAAAAGATATAAATACTGATTTTAATTTACAAATGAACAATGAATATTCTACTAATCGTTTAAATAATATATATAGCAATATTTTATCATACAATTCTATATTTAATAATATTGATTATGTATTAGTTCAAGGTGATACTTCAACTGCGTGCGCGATAGCTTTATCTGCATTTAATAATAGTATAAAAATAATTCATTTGGAGGCTGGATTAAGAAGTAATAATTTAAAAGATCCATTTCCAGAAGAAATGAATAGACAAGTTATTTCAAGATTAGCTGATATTCATTTATGTCCAACAGAATTTAATAAAGATAATTTATTAAAAGAAAATATATCAGGTAAAATTTATGTTGTTGGTAATACTGGATTAGATAATATTTCAAAAAATGATTGTAAATATGATAATAAAGTATTAATAACTATGCATAGAAGAGATAATCATCATAATATGGATAAATGGTTTGAAGAATTAGAAAAAATAGCTAATATATATTTAGATATAGAGTTTATTATACCATTACATCCAAATCCTAATGTTCAAAAACATAAACATATCTTTAAAAAAATTAAAATAGTTGAACCTATGAGTCATGATAATTTAATTGAATATGTAAAAAAATGTAAATTTGTAATAAGTGATAGTGGAGGATTACAAGAAGAATGTAGTTATTTAAATAAAAAAATTATTGTTTGTAGAAAAACAACAGAAAGACCTGAAAGTATTGGAATACATAGTTTTATGTGTGGTGACCCAGAATTATTAGTAAATTTAGTAGATAAAATTAATAAAAATAGTGAAGTAAATGAAATATGTCCATATGGTAATGGTAAAAGTTGGAAAACAATTCTTAAATTACTATTTAATTAAATAATCTGTTATTTTTTTACATAATTTTTCCCACGTATTTTCAATTGCTATGTCAAATAATTTATTTAAATAATTTTCATCTTTAATTAATGTTATTGATTCATTTATACAATCATTTAATGATTGAATTGAATTATATCTTAATACTTCATTATATTTAATACATTCATACATAGATTTATTACAAATAACAGGTTTTTTCATACTACAATATTCAAATAATTTCAATGGAGAAGTAGTTTTAGCAATATCTCCATCTTCAAATGGTATAAAACAAATATCAAATTTAAATGCAAAATATGGTAATATTGTATAATCAATAGGTCCTAATATTAATACATTTTCTTTAATTATTATATTTTGTATTTGATTTAAATAATCTGGTCCAATAAATACAAAACCAATTTCATTTCTTTTTTCTATAATATCATTTATTATTTTATAGTCTAACCATGGCGCAATTGCACCAAAATAACCTAATATTATTTTAAATTTATTTTTAAAACTAAGTAATTTATTATATTGATTTTTATATTCATTATCTACATAAGTTTTATTTATTTTATTCTGAAAATGATTAATATCACAACCATTATTTATTAAAATGCTATTTTTATTTTTAGGTAATTCTTCAAATAATTTATTCGAACTTGCTATTAAAATATCAAAATTATTAAAAGCAAAATATTTATTCTCTAATTGAATTTTAGTACTATAATTTGACCCACTAATTTTTGAATCAATCTCATCTATATATTCATATATTAAATATATATTTTTAATATGTTTAATTTTATAAATTTCTCTAAATGGATAACTTATTGTACTATAAACACTTATATAAATATTTTGATAATTAAAATATGGAATCTTTTCAAAATCTATATTTTCTAAAATCCATACATTATTATCATATATAATTTTTTCTGATTTATTATTATTATTAACATTTAAATATATTGATAAAAAATTTAATTTTGATATATTATTACATATATGTTGAGGTCTTTGATATAAATTTGTATAATAAGGAATACTATAATATTGTATCCATACATTTTTATATAGTGGTAATACTTTTTCTATAAAATTACTAATTGTATTTATATTACTAAAATTATATTTTAAAATTTGTGATAATTTATCACAAACATCATCATATTTTACAATTTCATTTACATACATATTAACATTATATTTAATAATTTCTTTTTCCGAAGCCATATATTCCCACAACTTACACGGATTCACATATTTTGTTAATTCACAATCCTTAAAAGGTAAAAAACATTTATCAAACCAACTTAAATAATAAGGTAATTCATCATAAGATTTATGATCTAACCAAGTAATATTTTTATGTTCAAATCTAATATTATAAGTTGGATTTTTATTTATTCCACCTATTAAAACTAAATGATAATCTTCTTTATCAGCATATTGTTTAATAGTATCATAATCTATCCATTTTGCAAAAGCACCATAATATCCTAAAATTGGTTTATCAGTTTGTGGAAAATCTTGTGGTCTTTTACCTATTTTATTTTTTGCTTTTGAAAAATGCTCATAATCGCACGCATTAGAAATATATGTATATTCTTTATTTTCATCAATTTCTTTTAAAAAATTAATTAATTTTGGATGTGAATAAATAACATAATGTGACTTTTTAACAGATTTTTCAAGATTAGGTTTTAAGACCTCAAATTCATTAATTGGGGCATCAATTAAATCATATATTTTTATAAATTCACTTTTATAATTTATTTCATCATATAATCTTGTATCTGTATAATATATGTATTTATTATTATCATTAATAAAATTAAATAAACATTCCTTTAATTTATATGGAATAATAAGTAAATTATATTTTTCTTCAAATTCAACATTATCAATTTGTCCAATAAATATTTTGTTAAATGATTTATTAAAAAATCTCATTATTTGATGCGGTCTTTGAAACAATAATTTATATTCTGTTTTAGAATAATAAATAAAATTATCGTTATTATTTCTTAAATATTTATATATTTTTTCAATATTTGATTTTAAATTCATTATATTTATATTATCTTTTATAAATAATGAATCATTATTTAAGTAATAATTCATCAATGATTTTTTTTCAATTTTACATCTTTGTTCATCATTATTAAAAGTTCTTAATAAATATTCAAAATCCTCGCAACCATGAATATATGAATTATAAAATCCAATTTTTTCAATAGCACATCTTGCCCACATAAAACTTGCGCATCCTTTAAAATTATTAGTTAATTTATCAATATTATATTCAACGTCTATTATATTATTTGTGTTTCTTAATTTATTAATAAAATTAAAATATGAATATTTAAAGTATTCATTATCTTTTTTTAAAACTTCTAAAAAATTTGAATGATATACATTATCATCTGAAATCCACGTTAAATAATTAAAATTTATATTTTCAATAAAATATTTTATACCTTTATTTAAGGTATTTGCTATATTTAAATTTTTAATATTTTTATTAAAAATTATATTAGAATTATTTTTATATTTTTTTTCAATTTGTTTAAATTTTTCAATATGATTATATTCCGAACCATCATCTATTATTAATAATATAAATTTTTTATATGATTGATTATTCATTTGATTTATAATATTTTCTATATTATCAGACCTATTATATGTTGGTAAAATAACTAAAATATCATATACATTATTATTATTATTATTATTATTATTTGATTCTTTTATTATTGAATGTATTTCTTTCTTATTTATTCCAATATCCAAATAATGATTACACACTTTAATATATGCCATATCATTACATTCTGGAAATCTATATTTATATTCTATTAAATTAAAATTTTCTAATTTTTTATTAAATATTCTTTTTTCTCTTAAACCTATATTTAAAAAATGATTAGTTATTTTATGTTTACTGAAATTTTTTAGTTCAGGATATTTATTTTTATAATATATAATATCAAAATGTTTTAAAAATTCCGTCATTTAATATAAAAAAAATATTTTTTTTATTTAATATACATATAAATATTATTATAATATGTGCGGGATTGTAGCACTTTTAGGTAAATATGAAATAAATACTATTATAACATGCCTTAAACAATTACAAAATCGTGGTTATGATTCAGCTGGTTTAAGTTTATTATATTATAATAAAGAAAATTTTAAAATATATAAAAAACTCCATAAAGATTCAATTACTAAATTAGAACATATTACTTTTCAATTAGGTAATGAAAGTAATGAAAGTAACAATTTAATTAAAAATTCAATATCACATACAAGATGGGCTACACACGGAGGAATAACTGAAAATAATTGCCATCCTCATATTAGCAACAATAAACAAATATGTTTAGTTCATAATGGTATTTTAGAAAATTATAATGAATTAAAAACTATGTTAATCAATAATGGATATAGTTTTTATTCAGATACAGATACTGAAGTTATAGTTAATCTTATTGAATTCTATATTATAAATAATAATTATAATAAATTAGAAAAAGCAATTGAACAAGCATTAAGTAAATGTGAAGGAACTTGGGGTTTAGTTATACAAATAATAAATGAACCAAATGTTTTATACGCTGTTAGAAAAGGAAGTCCTTTATTACTTGGAAAAAATAAAGATTATATTATAATTACATCAGAATCAAGCGGGTTTAATAATTTAGTTGATAGTTATATTGAATTAACAACTCATAAAGTTTATAAAATTGATTATAATAATATAATTAAACAAAATTTTATAAATCACGAATTAGATAAACCAATAAGAAAACTTTCACTAAATGTTACATATGATAAAGGAACATTTGAACATTGGACTTTAAAAGAAATTTATGACCAAAATAATATAATTAATAAAATTACTAATAATGGTGCAATACTTCAAAAAATTGACGAATTTAATAAAAAAGTTTATTTTGGAGGTCTATCACCAAATAAAACAATTATAAATAAGTGTGATAATATAATACTTTTAGGTTGTGGAACAAGTTTTAATGCTTGTTGTTTTGCTAAAAGTTTTTTTTATGAACTTTGTAATTTTAATTGTATTATTTGTATAGATGCTTGTAATTTTGATTATAAAGATATACCAAAAAATAGTACAAATGCATTTATATTTGTATCTCAATCAGGTGAAACAAAAGACTTATATGAAATTTTACAAAAAGTTAATGGTTTTAAAATAGGAGTAATTAATGTAGTTGATTCATTAATTGCACGTAGTGTTAATTGCGGTGTTTATTTAAATATAGGAAAAGAATTTAGTGTGGCATCTACTAAAGCATTTACAGCACAATCACTCATTTTAATTTTAATCGCAATTAGTTTAAGCACTGATACAAATAAAATAAATAATTATATTAATGATTTTCAACAATTACAAAATTTAATAAATATTGAATTAAATAGAGAACTATTTATAAATGAAAACCAATTATTAAAATATAAAAATGGATTTGTACTTGGAAATAATAATTTAAATATTATAGGTAATGAATTTTCATTAAAATTAAAAGAAATAACTTATATGCACATAGAATCATTATCATTTAATTCATTAAAACATGGACCATTAGCATTAGTTTCAGAAAATGATTTTATATGTATTCTTTTGGGAGAGAGTGAATCAGTTAAACAAGAAATTTTAGCAAGAGATGGAAATATTATAAATTTAAATATAAATCAAAATTCAAATAATTTATTTAATGATATTTTATATATAATACAATTACAAAGATTATCTTATCATTTGTCAGTTTTAAAAGGATATAATCCTGATTTTCCAAGAAATTTAGCAAAAGTAGTTACAGTTTAAAAAAAAATTAATTTTTATAAATTATTAAATAATTTTTCAAATTTTTCAATACTATTATGATCTAATATAAATAAATCATCTGAACTATCAAAATCTTCAAATTTAAATCTTTTATCTTTATATTTTTTACCTGTTTCAGTTGTTATACAACTTTCTAAACATATAATTTTTTTATTAAGAATCATTGCCTCTAATATAGCATATGAATTACCTTCTCCATTAGAATACATACAATAATATTCACACGATTTTAATATTTCTAAATATTTATTTGTTTCTAATGCATCATTTAAATGTACTTCCCATGTATTATTTATTTCAGTATCATTATTTTTAAAATATTCATTCTCACAATTTTTTAATATTTTTTGTACCTTTTTAAAATATAAATTATTTGATTTATCTCCAAATATTTTTAATATTTTTTTATCTGAACTATTTTTATTGTTTGCAAATCTAACAAAATCTATTATTAATTCTATTATTTTTTTATGTGGTGTATAAGATGAACCACATATATATAAATTTTTAATAGTTTTAATATTATTTTTGATTTTAGGTAATGTGTTTTCAATAACACAAGAATTTTCAAATTGAGGGATCTTTATATTTAAAATTCTATTAATAGTATTTATATAATCTTCTTTTACTTCTTCTGATACAAATACATAATAATCAATATATTCAAGTTTATCAATAAAACTTTTATACGAGCGATAATTCATAGTTGAAATTTTGCAATGTACTACATAAATAAATTTTTGATAATCTTTTTTATGTGGTAAATTACTTATAGTGTGCTGAAAAATTAATAAAGAATAATTATGTATTTTATCTTTTATATCTTTATAATATTCAATTTTATATTTATTATTTTCATTTTTATAATTTACTACACAGACATCATAATTAAACGCATTATATAAAATATCAGTATGTGTTTTTAAACCATAATTTATATAACTATCTAATATTATACATTTATTAGGTTTAATTGATGTATCTATAATAAAATTATAAAAATTTTCATAACTACATTCATCATTATCGTAATTTTCTAATATTTTATTAAATAATCTATTTTCTTTAAAACCATATTTTAAAAAATGTTCAGTTGCTTCAAAATAATTAAACTTTTTTAGATCAAAATATTTTGTAATATAATAATTATAATCAAAAAAAAGTAATTTATAATTATAAATTAATAAATTATTATTTACATTTTCTATGAAATAATTACAAATTTTTATAAAGTTTTTATCAAGAAATATATATTTATCTTTTTCATTTATACTATTATATTCAATTGTATAATTCTTAACAAAATATTCATAATCTAAATTTATTAATTTTTTGTTAAAAATTTTTAATTCTTTACTTCCAATATTTAAAAAATGATTTATTGCTTTATTTTTAGATAATGTTTTTAATTCAGAATAATGTGATATATAAAACTCATATTCAAAATATTTTGTAAGAGACATTTTTTTAAACTTATTAAATATTTTGAATATAATTTATAATTTATAAACTTATTAAATAATTTAAGATAATATTTTAATCTAATAATGATGGTGGCCCAGTTGGTTTTCCATAACCATATGAAGAATGATAACCATAACCACCATAAACATCTTCTAAGTGATATTGTAGTAGTTCATTTAATTTATTTTTTAGTAAAAGAATTTCATCTAATACATCTATACCATTAACGCTTAAACTATTTAGTACTGCAAGGTTGTTGAATGTTGAACCTGTATCTGATGAATCTGTTAAACCATCAGTTAATAGCATATCACCACTTATTGTTGCGTTGCCAGAAACATTTAAAGTATTTGCATCAAATACATTACCATGAACATTTTCTTTTATTTTAGAATTACCAATTTGAACACCGGTCATTACATTTTGCATACCATCATTTTTTTCTGCACTTACAACAAATGCATTTTTTGCATTTTTTACCTGAGAAGTGGGTTCACCTAAAAGTAAATTACCAGCATTAACATTACCAGAAAAATTACCAATAAAATTTGAATTAATTTTTAATGTATTACGAAGATTATTTCTAATATTTAATGTATGTTGAGTTTTATCATAATTCATTAAATCAATAATAGTAGAATGTTCAGAAACAGTTTCTTCTAATGTTGTAATTTTATTATCGTGTTCAGAAACAGTTTCTCCTAATGTTGTAATTTTATCATCGTGTTCAGAAACAGTTTCTCCTAATGTTGTAATTTTATTATCGTGTTCAGAAACAGTTTCTTCTAATGTTGTAATTTTATTATCGTGTTCAGAAACAGTTTCTTCTAATTTTGTAATTTTATCATCGTGTTCAGAAACAGTTTCTTCTGATGTTGTAATTTTATCATCATGTTTAGAAACAGTTTCTTCTAATATTGTAATTGTATTTTCATTAATAGAAACTTTATCTTCTAAAGATTGTATCAATTTTTTATTCTCATTATATTTTGATGAAATATTTTTTAAATCTTTTATATCGATTGAATTACGTACAGTTAAAGATTCTATAGATGCACTATTAACACTACCCTTCATTATCAAACTTATATTATAATATAATATTTTTTTTTTTTGTAAATTATTCATATTCAATTTCTAAATTAAATTTATTTTCATTTAATTTGTCTACTATAAACTGACTAAGTTCTTCTAGTGACTTATCATTATCTTTACAAACACCAACAAATATCCAACCCTGGATTGAATCATTTTTAAACCATTTTGCACCTAATTCTTTTAGTTCATTTTTACATTTTATTGTTGTATTTTTGTCAGTATACTTATTTTTAATAATTAATGATTGTTTATACTTGGTAAATATAATTGATAAATCATTATTATTATCTTTTGAAGATGATGATTTATGAATTACTATTTTATCATTTTTAACCAGTTCAGATACAACTGTTTTTACATCTAAAATTGCCTGTTTAAGATCACTAATTTCTTGCTTCTGAACTTCTACAATTGCTTTTAAAGTCTCTAATTCTCTTAGTGTTGCCATTTTTTACGTACCTTTATGTGCCCCTAAGGACACCATTATATTTTTTTGGTTAATTTTTTTATTAGTTATTATTATTTGTTATTTTAAGATTATTAAGGTGCTTGTTGAGTTGTTGGTTGTGTTTTTGATTGTTCCTTTATGTATGCTTCCCAATTATTAATTTGAATCCATTCAGTATTAACACCTGGATATACCATATTAAATATCTTACCGACACTGTTGAATGAGTTATTACAGTACCTTCTGATTTTTTCTGATTCTTTTATTATTTCATTTATCATTGTAATACCTTCGTCCTTTTCATATTCCTGTTCTGCAATTTTTCCAATGTATTCGATTAGCACTAATCGTAAAAGATTCCATATGTCATTCATCTTTTTAGATTTATTATTCTTCTTTTCTAGCATTTGTAATTTCTTTTTGAACTCATCTTTTGTTAATTTATTTAGAATATAATTTGCTCTCATATTTCTTAAATGTTGCTCCTCATATCGATTCTCATTTTGATAACTAGTATTTAAATAATTAATATGACCAATCATTCTATGCATATTAGCAATTATAACTGTTTGCTGACAATCATGAATTACAGGATGATTATATCTTCTATATCCCTGCGTTTCATTTTGTGTACGACTTGGAAAATATGTTCTTACAATTCTAAGTAAAGATGTATAATCAATAACTTGATTTCCACAAGGATCATATCTCACATCAAGTGGATTTCTTGGAATATCTCTTCCATTTTCACGCATCCAACGATAATACTCAGGATTGTGAATATGTCCACGTTCCAATTGTCCTGTTCTCCATGAAAATGCAGTATGGCACTTAATGCAATACATTTGATCGCAACCATTCGGCAATTTATGAATTAATTCACCACACTTTGGACAAGGTTTAGTATCTTGACGTAATAGTTTAACAGTTTCTTTCTTATCTTCATCGCATTCATGTTCTTCTTCTTTAATCTCCATACAATGTCTGCAAATTTTATTATCACATATACCACACTCGAATCTTTCATTTAAAAATCCATTACAATTATCCACCGGACATTTGTAACTAAATTGGGATTTTGGTTTATCTTTGTTATATGTTCCGTGTCTAATTTCTGACACAGTAACATCAATTTGCCTTATGTCTGAATTTAACTTTCTTAACTCTTTTTCTAACTTTCTTTTCTTAATTAAAACAATCTCTTTCTGTTTTTCCAATCCCTCAATTAGTTTTAATTGTTCCGCGTATTCTTGAGTTTCTGGCAACATTGCTAATTGTTTCTCAAGTAAATAGTTTTCACGATGATTTTTAAGTTCTTTATTAACAAAAACCTTAGTGAAATTATTACTTAAAAATTCTGTGTCCCATTCAACTTTACAAACCATACAGGAAGGATCAGTTGGTTGGTCTAAAATGTAACGCTTTGCACAAGACTGACATGCAATAACATGTTCTGAATCACATGTTTTGCAATTAATCTTGCATCTGTTACTCTTATTGAATGGTTCACAGCAAATTGAACAGTCACCCATTTTGAATCTAGTACTTACTCCCTAGATTTTTTAAGTGTTTTTATTTTTTGTAAATTTT